GTCTTAATGACCTCTTCGCGAAAGCATGGGAGAGGCCGAACACGAATTACTGGTTCGTCATGCCGACCTACGGGCAAGCATACGGAGTATTTCAACGCGCGATTAAAATGTTCCCTATGGCTTCTGGGATCTACAGACGGAAGCCGAATGAAAGCCGACTCGATCTCCCGCTGATTAATGGTTCCACGATTCGCGTGGTGTCTGGATTCGGGATCGACAACCTTCGTGGTGAGACGCTTCACGGAGTCGTGATTGACGAGATGCGATTCCAGAAGAAAGGCATCTGGTCTAAAATCATTTATCCGATGCTCACTACTACGGGAGGCTGGGCAGCCTTCGTCAGTACTCCGCAGGGCTTCGACGACTTCCATGACCTATATGTGAACGCAGTCACTGACCGAACTGGTGACTGGTTTTACATGCACTCGCCTTCGACCTGTAATCCTCTCTTCACCGAAGCAGCCCTGGAGAACGCAAGGCAGAATATGAGCGAGCCTGAGTTCGCTCAGGAAATCATGGCGGAATTCCGAAACCTGACTCAGGGGACGGCGTACTTCAACTTCGGGGAATGGAACATCATCGAAGGCAATCGCTTCGCTAGAAACGGGGAGCCGATCAACCCGATTCTTCCTGTCCACCTTTACCCAGACTTCAACGTGCTTCCTATGGGTTGGACTATGGCGCAGTTCAGGCACGGGCAGGGGCACCATTTCTTCGACGAGATTTTCCTACAGAGCCGGTCGAACACGGAGGAGGCCAGCCGGGAGTTCATTGATAAACTCTCTGGGCTTCCAGAAATCAAAGCGGATCCGAAAGTTATTATATGCGGTGACGCGAGCGGGAAGGCCGAGAAGACCTCAAGCACGGGGGAAACGGATTACACCATCATCAAGGATGCTTTGCGTAAGGCGAAAATAAGCTTTGATGATCGCACACCTGCTGCGAACCCAAGGGTCAAGGACAGGGTGAATACTTTGAACGCCAGACTGAAGGCGGCAGACGGAAGCGTCCAGGTCACTTTTGATAGGACGAAATGCACATGGACTATAAAGGACCTGTACAAGGTTCTCTGGAAGCAAGGCGCAACGGCTATTCTGGATCAGAAAACAGATCCGATGTTGACTCACCTTTCGGATACCGTAGGTTATGGAGTACATGAGTTCAACCCGATCCCTGTCATCGGAGACGTCGGAGTCACTAGGGTGATCCGCAGATGAAGAAGCCCCCAACCCTTCTCGCCAGCCTGAACTATCGACGCTGGATTGCCGAGCGCGATCGCGGACTGGAGCGAATTCATTTCCGTGCTCAGGTCGAAGTCACGCTTCTTTTGAATCGGTTCATTGAACACGCCATCAGTTTCGGGAGTCACGCGCTTCACACGCTACAGGGAAACCAGTTCACTCTTCAGGGCCGTAAGACTCTGGAACTTTACGACCAGAGGCTTCGTCAGGAGGCTTCATACATCCTTCCTGCGATTCTTGGGTCGTATGTGAAAATGCGCCGCAAGTCTCAGGCGCTCGCGTATCTCGGAGAGGCTGAAGGTATCGCTCGCTCACTGAAGGGCAAGGTCGGGAAAATCCGTAAGCCTGAGCGCAGAGATTTCGGAGACTCGTTTTACGGAGGAGTGCCGATTCTCGGACTGGCAGAACGCGCCCTGGATCGCCTGAGAAACCACTTTTATGACGCGCTGAACACAAGCCGTGTCATGGAAGAAACGGTTTCGGAGGGGTTGGACAGGCTGAACCGCCAGGTCCCAGAGGTCCGAGCCTATCAGTCGGCTCAGAAGGTTCTTCAGCGACCGAAGTTTCGAGAGGCCAAGGGAGATCAAAAGCCTGGTTTTCAATGGACGATCCCAGAGGAATGGGACCCGCAGCTTTGGCAGGAAGTCGTTGAGGATTACCTGGGAAAATGGGTTCCTCCGTACCGCAAGCCATCCGACGTTTTCGACATTCCAGAGGAGGGATACCCAGCCAACGCAACTGAGATTTACGGCTGGGAGTTCGAGCAGCAGATGACTCAGGACTTCGTGGATGAGGTCCGGAACGCGATGCGAGACGCTGGGTCTGCAGTAGGAATTCAGGACTTCGTGTGGATCGCAGTTATCGACGATCGCACCGATGAATGCTGTCTAAAACGTGACGGCTTGCTCCTAAGCGAGATCGCAGACAAAATGAAATCAGAGTGGAAAGACGACGATTGCGACGCCGAAAGTCCACCCGCACATTTTAATTGCAGGTGCAGTATTGCACCCGTACAAACCGATGACGTGCCACCAGACGAAGGCGTGACGACCGAAGACTTCGCGGCGTGGTTACGAGACGGAGTGGGACCAAGATGACCAAGGTAGGATTCGAGCACGACCCAGAAGACTTCGAGCAAACCAAGCGAGTCCGCATGGGGGTCATCCGGAACGGGACCAATCTTCCCGACGGAAACTATGACATCGAATCCAGGGTTCAGAAGTGGGACGGAGAGAACCCCCTGGGATGCAAGACGACCGGAGACATTTTAGAAGCTGCGAAAAAGGGACAGGTCGAAGTCGAAGCCAAGATTCTGGGGATCGATAAGGATCGCCGTCTAAGGTTTTATAAGTTGGACACCCAGAAGTTCATCGAGGCGTTTCAGCGTGGAAACCGAAAGCGGACCATGCGGGAAGCCGTGGACGCATTCAGCTCGGACGAAGGTCTGATCGGATGGGGGGGCTCAAGTGTCGGACAAGAAGTCGTGCCACTTCTTGGTGGTCCGTTCACCAAGCAGCTTTACTATTATGACTACTTGCGAATGCACGCGCTCGCATTCTATGCGTTCCATAACGATCCAATTGCAAAACGGATTGTGGAAATCACTCGCGACTTTGTACTTGGACGTGGTTTCAAAATCGTGTGTGACAACCCGAAAGCCCAGGCGCTCTGGGACGCGTTCGCAGAAGTAAACCAGATTGAAATTCTTGTAGATCACATCGTCGCGGAGTCTTCGATCTATGGTGAAAATTTCTTATGGTGGCTTCCGAACCACGACACGAAAATCGGGTACCGTTTGGCTCCGGGACAAGAAGTACCCAAGGGGCTCCTTCCGCGCGTTCGTCTTCTCGATCCTTCGGGAATTTGGGAAATCGTCACGTTCCCAGAGGACATCACGCGTGTACTTTATTATTATTACAATGCCCCTACTCAATATCAGCTTTACGGTGGAACGTCGGCAGGAAAGCCGGTTCCCACCACTAAGTATATCGTTCAGCAAGTCCCGGCTGATCAGGTCGATCACTTCAAACTTAACTGCGTCTCGAATGAGAAGCGCGGTCGCTCGGATCTTTACTCGGTCCTCGGGGATCTGAAGAGACTCCGAGACACGATCGACTACGAGATCATTCTTCAGCAGAAGCAATCTGCCTGGGCAATTGATACGACGATCGAAGGCTCACAGACAGACGTAGACAATTACGTTCGCCAGATGGAATCCCTTGGGACCATCCCGACTGCCGGAAATGAATTCGCGCACACGAAGAAAATCGAGCGCCAGTATCTCAGCAATACGGCTGGGGCAAAGGGAAGCAGCTCGGCGTTTCACAACGTGATGAATAAAATCTGTGCTGGCTCCGGTATCCCGTATTCGTACTTCGGGTTCCAAGATGCCAGCGGACAGACCAGGGCGTCCGCTCTCGTTGCTACTGAGCCCGTGGCGAAGAAGTTCGAGAAGCGCCAGGACTACGTTACCCGAATCGCGAAGCGCATGGCGAAGCGCCTCTTTGATGAGTTCGGAGTCGTGACTAAAGTCGAAGTCGTGTTCCCAGAAATCATCACTCAGGACCGCTCGGCGAAATTCAAAGACCTTGCCCTTGCCGAAAGCCAGGGATGGGTGTCTAACGAACGTGCGTCTGGTATCGCGGCGAAGGAACTCGGGATCGACGACTACGATTACGAGCAGGAGCGAAAGGAAGGGGCTGGGGCTCAAGCAGCAGCTGATCCCTCGCAAGCCAATCCGCTGACGGCCCCGCCGCAGTCCAAGCCAAGCGCCGTAACCGGCGAAGAACGAAAGGCAATCGGAGATCGAAATGGGTTTTGAAGACTTGGGGAAACAGACTCTGCAAGACGCGCTCCGTGATCCGGCGAAATTCGGAGCCCCTACTTTTAAAGAATTCTGCGCGAATCCCGAGAAGTATCGCAAGATCGGCGGAATGGGCCATGTGCTGAATGCTCTCAGCGACCAGCCTGGGATGTCGCAGATCGGCCACCTCCTGAAAGATATGACGTATGTCGTCATGGGACACGACTGCGGAAAGAGTTTGGAGAAGGCGGAGCAGGTGC